TCATCTCGTTTACTCCGGTAGCGGTGCGGAACTCGCACCAATGCACAGAATCGCACGGCTCGAAGAATCTGCGCGATCACAGAACGTGAAACGTTTTCACGTCCATCGTGAATCGAATTCACTTGCTTACTAACTACGGTCCGTGCTTGTCACCATTTTAATATCCGCATCGCACCACAGCAGAACAGGTTAGCAGGAACGTAGGCTAACAGTTAGCTGCAAGCGTGCGCCAGGGCGCCATAGTTGGGCCGTTGGCGCGCCATAGACTAACCGTTAGCATTTGAATTCGCGCCTTTATCTAACTGTTGGTTAGTGGGGATTTAGGTGAGAATGGTAATGCAAACAATTCGCATTCGCCAGGGGCCGGGCAGGGGGGCTAGGGGGGCTAGGGGCAGGCGTCCGAATTCATAAGTCCACTCACAAATTTCTCGCTAAAAATACCGTTTTTAGGCCTTTTTATTAAAATAATTGTAAAATAAGTTGAACTTTTTCACTTTTCTGATGTCCGATACGAGTATTTCTAGTATAGAAAGAATTGGATCCAAAGTGTTAGCATACAATTAAAGGAATAATTGTTTACTACTATGCCATACAAAGTTGTTCTAGATAAGTTAGAAGAGCTGACTAATCGGCTCAATTCAAAAGACATCCTCTCACAAGACAAAGAGTTAGATTACTTTGTGGACTTTGTGTTGGATTGTCCTCTTCCTATGTGGCTTAGGAATGTTGCAGGGGAAACCGTCTTCGTCAACCCTGCCTACACAAAAGTCTTTGGTGTTAAGTTAGAAGACTATGTTAATCGTAAAGATGATGATGTGTGGAAAGGTGGGGAGGATAAGGAATACAGAGCTAACGATAATCTAATACTTACTACTGGACGTGGTAGGTTTTTTTGTGGAACAAGCTGGTTTCGTCAAGACGAATGTTCCCAATCATATACTCGTTTACAAGTGGCCTCTCTATGATGATTGTGGCAACTTGTTTGGCATAGCCGGACTGAGTATTATCCAATATCTCAAGGACGGGATGACAGAAATTGGCGGAGAATAACCCGAAGCAAGGTGATTCCTGGTTCGAATACAGGAGATTAGTCTTGCAGAGCCTACAAGAACTCAAAACTGACATGGAAAAAGTCAGAGATAGGCTCGCATCTTTAGAAAAGTATGCAGATTTGAAGACAGATCTGGATAAATTCCAGGCTGACTTCAACAAATTCTTAAAAAACTATGAAAAAGAGATGACTACGGTCAAAATTAAGCAGGGTATGATATATTCAGGCCTTGCTTTTGTGGTTTCTGTGGTAATTTCTATAATTTCCGATGTATTTGGTAAATAAAATATGTTTAACAAGGTAATGAAAGCGTTTGCAGTCATGTCGATCGTGATGGCATGGGTAGAAAACGCTACGCAAGACGATGTTATCACCGTCGAAGAGGCAACGGATCTGGTACGTCAAGTAGCAGAAGCTGTTGGTGTAGATTCCCATCTGGAATGGAAAGTCTAAACATGAAGTTCGATGAAATTCGAGTCATCTCTGAAGCAACGGCTGATGATAGTGATAAGACCCTGACCGTACCGCCTGGTGATGATTACCAGCTGTTGTATGGTCAAGTAACATTGGCTACTACCGCAGATGTAGGCAACCGTAGGCTCGAAATTATCATCGCAGATGACAGCGCTACAGAGTTGTTCAACATCTCGGCAGGTGCCGTACAAGCTGCATCTACCACGGTTAAGTACCTCTTGGTACCGGGCCATCAGGTAAGAGAATCTACAGCTGTGAACGGAGAGCTGATCATTCCTCTCCCCTCCAATGTGTCTATGGCTACTGGCTGGACTATCCGCATCTACGATAGCGCAGCCATTGCAGCAACAGCAGACGACATGACTATCCAGCTAGTTGCAGGTGTGAACTACTAATATGTCCCTCCCCTTTAATCCACAGACTATACAGTCAGGCTTTAACTCAGTAGACGTTCTCAATGAGAACTTTGATAATATTGAGACAGCCTTAGCTGATGGACTAAGTAGATCAGGTTCTACACCTAATGCTATGGGTGCAGACCTGGATATGAATTCTAATCGTATCCTGAATCTCCCTACGCCTGTTAATGGCACAGAGCCGGCCACGTATGCCCAACTGTTGAACCTTGCTACTTCTGGTGGCCTTACTCTCACAGGGTTTGCCAAGGAAACGCAGACAGCTACAGCTGGTCAAACTGTCTTTACATTAAGTCTGATGACGTATATCCCAGGTACGAACACTCTTCTTGCGTGGATTAATGGGGTAAATCAAGCTAGTTTTACAGAGACTTCAAGTACTGTTGTAACCTTCTCAGAAGGGCTACAAGCAGGTGATGAGGTAATGTTCCTTGCCCTGTCTACTGCTACCACAGCTAGTTCTGTAGACTCATCCATTGTCACATACAATCGTGGTGGCTCGGCAGTTAACACCAATGTTAAAGCCATTCTTCAACAGACGCCTACGGCTGCAGATTTCGGCATAGTGGCTGACGGCTCTACAGATGATTCTGCGGCTTTCTTAGCCTATGCAAATTATTGTGCAGCTAATCAATATAAAATGATTTTGCCTAAGGGCAGTATCAGGTTGGTATCTAGTATACCGATAACTTTACAAGATAATACTCAACCAAGTTCTCGAGAAGGCGGCTTCAGTATAGAAGGTCAAGGCATGTATGCTACAACTTTGTTATACGAAGGCACTGGGTATTGCTTAGACTATGTTACTAATAGCACAGGCAATGACGATATAAACCATACTGGATTTTCTATAAAGACTACCACCGGAGGCGGCATACAAGTCGGCGAAGGCGGTAATTTACTCTTTGATAGATTCTTTATGGATGGTTGTGCATCTGGAAAATGGGGCTTATACTTAGACAATGGTTCTGGTACTGGCCCGTATCAAGTATCTATAGTAAATTGCAGATTCTGGAATGCTGGGGCTGACTACTTAGGTGGAGCATGGTACATCAATGATGGCCATACGCTGTATAGTCATAACACATTTGTGTCTAAAATGGCTAAGAATGGTACTATAATTTACATGGGAAATGTAAAGAATATCCACATTCCTACCATCACATTAGAGTCTAGAGCTGATACTTATACTGCTCAAGTCGGTATAGAGTTAGATGGTAATCCTGAGTCTACGTACATAGGAACTGTTCACGGGGAGACCAGATGCAACACGCTGATTAAGTTATCTAGCGCAGCTGCGTCTAGGGGATTAAAAATAGGAAGTATCTTTGCTTGGCAGAAGAGAACTGATTCTGGAGCAAAAGACTTTGTAGTTATAGACGCTACGTCTGCTGCATACAAAGTTCAAGTGGGCCATATCTATTTTAAAAGTGATTGCACTTATGCTGCCACAGCTCCCGGCTATTTAGTTCTGGATGATGGCGACATGGTCGAGATACAAGACTATGTAGTAGACCAAGCCACTACTCACGTTAACCAGTATGGAAGAGCTTTAAAAGCTAACCCATACCACACAGAGAACAGTTCCTCTGTTGCTGTAGGAACAACTACTACCCCTGGTACTACGTTTGATTTGGAAGAGCTGGATCTTATTTAGTAAGTGTTACTGTGCAGAGTAATGATAACAATCATTCTCGCTCTGAGATTCACAAAGTAATCTTTGATGACTCTAGCAATGATTACACTTCAACAGAGATTATCGGAACTACCGCAACTAAAGGTTCAGGGGTCGGTAACATAACATTGACTGTGGATAAGGATGGTGTTGTTACAGTTGCTACTGCATCTTCAACCAGCAGATCTTATAACATACACTATGGCTGGCGTAAACTCGCTAGCCTGCCTTGGAGCTAAACATGGCACTCACAGTAGTTAAAGGTTCTTCTTCTGTTTATTCTGGCGTAAGTTCTGCCAATTATGGGGCAATTGGAGATGGTGTTACAGATGTGACTTCTCAACTCCAAGCCGCCATAAACGCTACTCCATCTGGAGGCACCTTGTTTATCCCCAAGGGGACATACATTACCGGCACGCTTTCAATTACCAACAATATAACTATTCGGGGCGAAGGACTAGCCACTATCTTACAACTTAAGAATGCAGCTAATTCTTATATCTTAGATGTAACGGCTACGTTGAACATGTATGACATGTTCCTTAAAGCTAACAGATCTAACCAAACATCTGGGGCTTCTAGTGGCTGTGTGGATTGCTCTCCCGGTGCAGACTTCTCTAATTTTATATCTTGTCGTTTTCAAGATGCAGAAGAATACAACGTCAAGATGGTCGGCGGTAATCAATATAGTTTCTTTGGCTGTCAATTCAGGAATGCCACAGATGCCGGTGCTTACATCCAAAATGCGGTAGATGTAACTTTCACAAGCGGTTGCATTTTTGAAGATAATGATGCTAAGGGATTGTGGCTTAAGGGGAGTTCAAACCAATCGGCAGCTTTAGTATCCGGTTGCTACCTCGAGAATAACGGGGTATACCATATCTATGTTGACGGTGCTCAATCAGATGAGTATGGTAATGTTGGTAATACAGACTTAGCCGTTCTTGATAATTACATGAACGGTAATGCCACCAAGACCACACATTACGCAATTGGCATCAGCGGCGTTGTGGCGCACGGGATGCGTGTCCATGGTAACACGATTCTGGATTGCGATCTCGGGGCATTCGACATCGGCACTCTATCCGGTGGTCGGGGCTTTAATGATTTCCGGAATAACACCTACACCGGAACAACCCCCGTATTCTCTAGCGGCAGTACAAATACTCAAGGCTTCTTAGTTGATGACGCTGTACTCCTTCGGTTGACTTCACCTGAGATTGCTCTTGACGGTGGCTCTGTTACCCAGAGATTCTCCCCATTCATGGGCACTAAGAATTACAGAATCTTAGAAGCTCATTTAGAATACACCTCTGCTACCACAGGGACCACAACCATTGGCCTCGGGTATAACGGATCTTCCAGTGCATTCTTAAGCGGTTACACCACAGCTACTGGAAAATCTCAGTATGATATGGTGGATATAACTTCTAGCTTAGTTAACTACAATGCTACAAGCCAGCCTTGGGGCGGGGGCAGTGCTCTTACTGACAAGCACTTAGCTGTTACTACAGCAGGTGGTGCAACGGCAGGTGATTGTAAACTTCATCTTTTGATTTGGGTTCACTAATGATTTCTGACGAACTGAAAGCCAAGCTAAGTAGCTCTAACGGGCAAACGCGCACGGCTATCTTTCGTGAGATCTGCCCCGCCGCACGTAAGAAGGCTGGGTATGATCCAGTCTACACTATGTTTGATAGTCCGCGAGAAGGCCTGCCTTCTGCATATCAAATCTACATGGCTGCATCTAGCGAATACGAAGCAGCAATGAACTTGGTGGGCTCTTGGGCCCACTGGGAAAAGCTCATGGCTAACGACAACTTTATGAACGGACCTGGCAAGCACAGTGGCTCAGGTTGGCGTGGCCTCGCGTCTTGGCGCGAAGAGAAAAGACTTATGGAAGAAGCGAAAGCTGTCAAGCTGCTCGAGAAAGCAGCTGCTGCCGGCAGTGTTACCGCGGCTAAGTTACTCCTTGACCGAGTTAAGGAAGAAACTAGAGGACGTCCTAAGAAAGTCAAAGCGCAGCAAGAGACAGAGAAGCAAGTTAAGAACGACAAGCTTATCTCTGAATCCCTTAACGTAATTGAACTAATGAGAAGTAATGCGCGATCTGGACAAAGCGAAACCGGCGCAAGTAAGGAAGATAATTGAAGAGTGTGAATTCAATTTATTCGCATTCGCTCGATTACTAAACCCCTACTACGTATACGGAGAGATTCATGAAGAAGTATTTTCCTGGCTTGGAGACCCCAATGGTTCGGAACGACAACTTCTTCTACTCCCTCGTGGCCATCTCAAGTCTCATTGCATTGCTGTTTACTGTGTTTGGCGTGTAACCTATCAGCCCTGGACAACGTTAGTATACGTAGCTTCCCAGGAAGACTTAGCTAAGGCTCAAGTCTACGCTATGAAGAGCATGATGACCTCAGACATCTACACGGCTATCTGGCCTGAGATGTTTGCAGAGAACAAGGGTGAGCGGGGCGTCTGGTCGGCATACGCATTCGACGTAGACCACCCAGATCGTAAGGCTCACGGTGTACGAGACCACACTGTAATCATTAAGACAGTTAAGTCGAATGCCCAGGGCCTGCACAGCGATGGCCTAGTATTCGACGACGTGGTTGTACCTCAGTTTGCAGATACAGCAGTTGGACGTAACGAGCTTTCTAAATCACTCGGCTACTTCTCATCGATCCTTAACCCGGGCGGTTGGATTAAAGCAGTAGGTACTAGGTACCATCCTAAAGATGCATATCAATCTATGATAGCAGCCCGCAAGGGTATATGGGATGAGATAGAGGGAGCGTTCACGAAGGAGGAACCGCTTTGGGATGTTAAGGAAAGAGTTGTAGAAGACTCCCCTGACAGATCAGGTACAGGTAGATTCCTGTGGCCACGTACTCAATCGACCAGAGATGAGAAGTCGTATGGGTTTGACATACGAGAGTTAGCTAAGATTAAAGCTGACTATCAGTCCCATCAAGGTACAGTACACTTCTATTCTCAGTATTACAATGACCCCAACGATGTGGGTACGAATAGGATAGGCCGCGATAAGTTCCAATACTACGATCAAAAGCATATCGTAGTTTCAAATGGAACTGTAAAGCACAGAGGTAATAGGTTAAACGTTTATGCTGCAATGGATGTGGCTTGGTCTGACCATAGCAAGGCAGATTATACAGCGATCGCCGTCATCGGAATCGACTCAGAAGGATTCATCTACGTCCTTGACCTCATCCGATTCAAAACCTCAAACTTCCAAGAGTACTACGAAAGCTGCGTCAGCCTCCAACAACAGTGGGGCTTCAGGAAAATGGTTGTTGAAACGAATGCTGGGGGAGCGCTGGTTGCTCAAGAAATTGAGTCTCTCGTCCGGCGTAACGGCGGCAATCTCGTTGTTGATAGACGTGCTTCCACAAGTCACCAGGGTACTAAAGCGGAAAGATGGGCAGCAGTTCTCGAGCCCAGATACGAAAGTAAGACCATCTGGCACGCGAAAGGAGGGTACACTCCAACGCTTGAAGAAGAACTCGTATCATCGAAACCCGCCCACGATGACCTCAAGGATGCGCTCTGTGCGGCAGTATCGACGGCTAAGCCCCCAGCTTCTAAGCGGCTGGATTACAAAGAAATGAATAACGGTAAGATAGTATATGGACGCTTTGGCGGCAGGGTTAGAGTAAGATGAGCGGAGTAGACTCTCAAGATTTTGACATAATCTTCGGTCAGACTGACGGTCTGGCTAACGAAGTTACTCGTCTATGGGAACTATGGAAGAATGGCCGACGCGACTGGATGAGTCGAGTAGAGGAAAATCAAAAGTACGTTCTTGCGACCAGTACAGCTGAGACTAGCAACGTTCAGAATCCTCACAGTCACACCACACACAACCCTAAGATTGCTCAGATCTTTGACAATCTTGTGGCCAATTACATGGCAGCCTTGTTCCCCAATGAGGATTGGCTGCGCTTTGAGGGGCATGATGAAGAGTCGCAAACATTCAGTAAGCGTCGCGCCGTACTCGCGTACATTACTACCAAGCATCGCCTCAACAAGTTTAAGAACATTACCAATGGGCTCATTACCGATTGGGTATTCACAGGAAATTGTTTCGCCGGAGTTACCTTCCGACAGGAATCTCATACGGATCCTGACACAGGCGAAATTATTCCTGGCTATATTGGACCCTGGGCATACCGCATCTCCCCGCATGACATCGTATTTAACCCATTGGCGTCAGATTTTGAACATTCACCTAAGATCATCCGAAGCCTTAAGACTCTTGGGGAATTGTCTAGAGATGCAGAAGAGAATCCGGAACTAGGATATTCTCAAGAGATCATCAACAAGATTAATCAGCATCGTATCAAGCTTAAGAGCTATACCGATACTGAAGTGGACAAGCATGTCCAGATGATGTTCGATGGATTCTCTTCTCCCAGTATCTACTACAACTCTGGCTACGTAGAAATCTTAGAATTCTACGGAGATATCTACGATACGAATTCTAACAAGTGGTTAAAGAATCAAGTAATCACTGTTGTTGATCGCCAATGGGTGATTCGTTCCCAGCCTCTCAACACTTGGTCAGGTCGCCCACACATTTTCCATTGTGGCTGGCGTTTACGCCCCGATAATCTGTGGGCCATGGGCCCGCTGGATAATCTCGTAGGTATGCAGTATATGATCAACCACCTGGAGAATGCTCGAGCAGATGCATTTGACCAGATGATTGATCCAGATAGGATCCTGGTAGGTGATGTAGAACCGGAGCAGCGTGGAGCTGCCATTGATTACTACGTACCTGAAGGTGGTTCTGTAAGCTACCTCAGCCCAGACACTACTGTCCTTAACGCAGACTTCCAGATTCAAAGGAAGGAAGCACAGATGGAAGAGTATGCCGGGGCTCCGCGCGAAGCCATGGGCATTCGCACACCTGGTGAGAAGACGGCATTTGAAATTTCCTCTTTGCAAAATGCAGCTTCAAGAATCTTTGAATCGAAGATCAATTTCTTTGAACAACAGTTCCTTGAGCCTATCGTTAATGCAGAGATTGAGGTAGCTCGTCGCAATCTAAATCAAGTAGACACCGTACGTGTAATCGACGATGACTTTGGTGTTACTGAATTCCTTAAGATTACGAATGAGGATCTTAGGGCTAACGGTACATTAGTTCCGATTGGCGCTAGGCACTTTGCACGTCAAGCTACGTTAGTCCAGAATTTACAACAGTTCATGCAAGCTCTTCAATCCGATCAGATGATGGCCCAACATTTCCCGAGTGAAAGACTGGCTAAGGCTTGGGAAGATCTTCTTGGATTTGAGAAGCTTGATCTCTTCGAGAAGTTTGGACGTATCGGTGAGGAGCTAGAGATGCAGAGACTGCAGTCTGTAGCTCAAGAACAGCTTCAAGTAGAAACGTCTATCCCAACAGTCCCGAATGCAGAGGGCGGACTTGCATGAGAATAAACGTTCACTTACTAAAAGGCCTTGACGAGAAAGACAAGGCCTTAGTAACAGGGCAAGCTGAGTATTCCAAAGATTTAATTAAGGCTCTTCGGAAAGAAATTTCCAAAAGAATAGAAGCCAGCTACATCGATGAAGAAGAGGTAATCTCTTCTGATGTGGCAAAAATGTATAGCACTCTCGGTTATCGACGGGGATTAAGGGAAGTGCTCGACCTGATACCCGAGGTGAAGATATGACAGATAGTATTTTTGACGTAGACAACGTCGAGAGCAAGGAAGCAGAATTTGGCAGCGCCGGGACTCCCGACAAGGATAACGATTCGCTAGCTGGATTGAGCAGAGAAGAAATTGATAAGAAGCTGAAGTCTCTTGGACATGCACAGGCACACATTAAGACTCTTGAGTCTGAAACTGCCCAGTATAGACAGGAACTAGCGCGTCTCCAAGAAGAGATGGCGCATGCTAAAACAATCGAGGAACTTCTTGCGCGCAGGGAAGAGGACTCAACGAACCGGACGACCCCCGTTGACGTTGATGGCCTTGCTACCAAAGTAAAGGAAGAAGTGTTCAGCACTCTCACGGAGAGAGAGCAGGTCGCTAAGCAACAGGCTAACCTTAATGCATCTATTGAGGCTGTTAAGAAAGTTCATGGTGAGAAGTATAGTGAAGCGGTTCGTAACCGAGCGTCGGAACTTAACATGACCACCAAACAAATGGAAGACTTGGCCAAGTCCTCTCCAGGAGCTTTCCAACAACTCATGAATGTTCAAAGTAACCGCATGCCCGCACCTACATCTTCTTCCACATCTTCAAACGTCGCTCCTTCTGAGAGCGGCGAGCAACTGTCGAGCGAATACTTCATGAAAGTGAGACGGGAAAATCGTAAGCTCTGGGATTCCTCAGAGTTCCAACGTAAGTACCGACAGTATTTGAACGACAACGTCATTAACAAAAATTAACTACAGTTAATTAGCTAAGGAAGGCTTTCAACAATGTTGGATACCACTTGGGGCTCTACATATTTCCATCGCCAGGAAGTCCTGAACGCGATGCTGAAAGATCAGCTCCGGGACAGCCTGATCGGCGCTAGCAACTGGGTGAACTGGATTTCTGACTTCACGGACGGCTCGAACTATAAGATCGCGTCTGTCGGTGAATTGTCGATTGACCAAGCAGCAGAAGCTACTTCTCTGCCTGATCGTCGGCCGGATGCTGGTCAGTTTATCTTCAACATCAATGAGTACATCGGTTCGAAAACTTCGTTTACCGATGACTTCATTGAAGAAGATCACATGGCTAACACCGTCCTCCAAACTCTCCCGGAACGCATGAAGCGCGCCATGGACGAGTACATCGAGACTCGCGTTTTCCATCTCCAAAATCAACAAACCGCCAATGACCCGAATACTATTAACGGTGCACGTCATCGTTATACGGCTAACGGATCGGGCGCTACGATTACGGTGCAGGATATCGCGTACGCTGGATACGCACTCGACAAGGCAGGTGTTCCCCGCGCTGGTCGAGTCGCTGTTGTGGACCCGTCGTTTGAGTTCAATACGAACATTCAAACGGGTCTGAGCGACATGACCTACAACCCGAATCATCAGGGTATTATCGAAACTGGAATCGGCGACAGCACTGGCATGCGTTGGATTCGTAACATTTATGGTTTTGACATTTACGTGTCGAACTATCTTGATACGATTACAACTGCAGAAAGTTCTCTCACGGATTACAACGGTAACACTACCGCTGGTGCGGTTGGCTACAAAGCCAATCTTTTCTTCTCCACCGCAGACCGTATGAACATGCCGTTCATCGGCGCATGGCGTCGTATGCCCACGTTCTCTTCGTGGCGTGACGAAGACAAGCGGATCGAATATCATCAGATGCTCGCTCGGTTTGGTCTTAAGCTGTATCGGCCGGAGAATCTTATCGTGATGCTGTCGAGCACCACGCTCAACTAACAGAGGAATCTAATATGTCTCGTCAACAAACGTGGACGAATGATGATGGTCTGGTAGTTGGATACGGTCCTCGCACTTCTTCGAATGAAAATGCTGGTCAAGTCATGGTACTTGGCGGCAATCGCGAAGTTCTTCAAGTCAATCTGGAATGGGATAACCTTCCGACTGGGGATACTGTCGCTCCTTCGATGAAATCCATTCCGATCCCGGCCGGTGCTGTCATTACTCGCGCTGATCTCAGCGTTGAGACGGCATTCACTTCCGGCGGCGCTACCACATTGAGCATTGGCTTTGTCAATTCCGCTGGTACTGCAATTGATCTGGATGGAATTGATGCTACGATCGCTAAAGCAGCTCTTGCTGCCAACACGAACATCGTCTGCGACGGTGCTCTGATCGGCAACAACGTCGGCACGGCCGATGCATACGTCAGCACGACCACGGCCACTGGCCCGTGGACGGCTGGTGATGCTGTTCTCACGATTGAGTATACTCGCAAGTCTCCGGACTCGACTCCGACTGAACCGATCTCGGGCGCTATCTAATAGCTCTCTGATCTATTCGTCATGGTGGGGGTTAGTAATAGCCCCCGCCACTTTTTAAGGTGATAAAGTGCCAGCACAACATTCGGCCCTGACTGGGTCGTCATTACACGAACCGAAGTATATCCAGACAGCTGCTACTTCAGATGCTGGAAAGGTAATTACACCCTCCGCATCTACGGCAGGTACTGGAGATCTTCGTCAACTTACATTAGCCGAAATTACAGCGAAGAGTGAACCCGTAGTTCTCCACTTCCCTGACATCGGCACGGCAGGAAGCATTTACTTTGTGGCCCCATTCGATGGGAGTATTACAAAGGCATGGTCTGCGATTTACGGTGCCATTGCTACTACGGATACGATCCTTACGTTGAAGATCAATACCGTATCGGTAACTAACGGTTCTATTACAATTGCATTCACTAGTTCAGCAGCTGGTGATATCGATTCGTGCACGCCTTCAGCGTTGAACACCTTCAGCGAAGGTGACCTGCTTGAGATAGCTTCGGATGGGGCTACAAGTAGCACTCAATCCGCAAGTGTAACTCTGTTACTAGCGAGAAACTAAGATGGCTCGTAATAAGATGACACTACTGGAAGTGGTTCAGAGCACACTAGATGCAATGAATCATGATCCGGTTAATTCTATATCGGATACGGTAGAGTCTCTGCAGATTGCAGAGGAGGCGCGAGTCACGTACTATGATCTTATGGATCGTGATGATTGGCCCCATCTTTACAAGCTTATCCCTTTAGAAGCAGTAGCAGATACCGCTAGGCCTAACTTTTTAAAGATGCCTAGTGAAGTTGTTCGTATTTACAATCTTAAATACGAGACTACCAAGTCTACAGATGATCATAGGACATTCGAATTTATTAAGTACTGTCCTCCCAAGGAATTTTTAGACAGAATTCACACCCGTCGCACGGATAATACAGATGTTACAGTTGTCTTAAACTTTGACAACGTGCCGATGTTTATCCTCAATGATGAGGCGCCGACATTCTGGACCAGCTTCGACGATGAATACATTGTATTCGATTCGTACGATAGCGCGGTTGACACGACAATGCAATCTTCGAAATCGCTGGTGGAAGCCAAGGTTATACCTGCATGGACTAGCTCCGATACATTCGTACCAGATATGCCAGAACAAATGTTCTCGGTATTCTTGGCAGAAGTTAGGGCAGCAGCCTTTACGTATTGGAAGCAGGGACAATCCCCAAAGGATGAGCAGCGTGCAGCTAGGGGCATCTCCCGCCTTCGAAAAGACGCGAGGAAAATAGATGAGCAAGATAGAAAAGTCAGATACGGTCGAAAGCGTAACTACTACTACACCTCCGAAGACGGAGATAAAGGCAGTGCGCGAAGAACGTGAAGGTGACGCAGTATTCGTACAGCCTGAGGGAGACCTCAAAGCTGTAGTTGCTGAAGAAGACGTACATTACGGAACGCCGACTTTCAATGAGCCAGTACCTATGGCCATTGAAGAAGATTCTCATATCTCTAGCCAGTTCTTAACTGAAGAGGTAGAACCTGGTAAGACCAAGATCGGTCAAACCCCTAACGGCAAGACTGTACAGATTTACAAGTTGGCAGACACTACAGGATACGGAATCCAATTCGCAGAAGGCGGAGAGAATCCTCCGGAATTCCAAGGTAAGTGGACTAGCTATTCCAAAGCAGAATTAGATGCCCGTATCTATCTGCAAAAGCGATGGGATGAAGTAAGTGGCGAGACGCCAACAAGTTAAAGAATACAGGAACTTTGTGGGAGGCCTCAATACTGAGGCCAGCCCGCTTACGTTCCCTGAGAATACCGCCAAGGATCTAGACAACGTAGAGTTGACTCGGGACGGTTCTATTCGCAGACGTAGAGGAGTAGACTTCGAGACAGGTGGAAGCTACTCCTCTTCTTCGTTTGGGCCAGAGTTATCCACGTACGCCATCACGTCTAATGAATGGGCATCTGTGGACGGTAACGATGATCTCAACTTTCTTGTGTTGCAGATAGGTGGAGAACTTTACTTCCACGATATCGGAGTGGATGCGATATCTTCCGGTGTCATCGGTAAGATCGACTTAGATCCGATCAAGATCAGTGATACATTCTACAAGGATCCTGTTTCTGTGGCATCCGGTAAGGGCAAGCTTTTCGTAGTCTCGCCTTCTATCTCTCCAGCCTACCTGCAATACAATCAGGATACTGGAGAATTCACAGGTGTTAAACTAACTATCAAGATCCGTGATACAGACGGTATTGAGGAGAATTCAGATTCCCCCCAGCTATTTGGAGACTCGGTTACGAATACTCCAACTGATCCTACCTTCGATGTTAATGATATTACTTTAAACATCGCTGCGTTGATAGGTACAAGCGGATTTGCTTTTAACTTCGGCAACCTTACCTTCAGTAGTTTTGAAGGTCTCGCCCCCGGAACGGTTTTGTTCTAATGCGAATAGATGAAAGACCCACAACTTTAACAGCAGACCACAATTACAATCTTCGTAACCAAGGCTGGCCAACTCGCTTCTCTAACTTAGACGATAGAGATGGCGAGTTTCTTTTCATTGGGGATCCTGTTGCCCATACGAAAACTAAGATGGGTTTCTACCCATCCAACGCTGACATCCTCTACTCAGCTAAGGCCAGCACAGCTCAGAAAGGACGTGGGGTAGACTCCTATTCCCCATGGCTCCTAGAGACTGTGCCATTTGGCAATACCCCAGCTCCTCGTGGGCATTTCATTATCAATGCGTTCGATAGAAATCGCCAGACAGTGTCCGGGATCTCAGGGATCTATGATCCTGAGAGAGATTTAGAATCCTCAAGACCGGTGGCTACGGCATTCTATGCCGGCCGAGTTTGGTACCTTATGCGAGATGGTACGGTTTACTTCTCTCAGATCTTAACTGATCTGTCTAAAGCTAACAAGTGCTACCAAGAACAAGATCCCACGGCTGAAGATATTAACGATCTTATCGCTACTGATGGCGGTAAGATAAACATCGATGGCATGGCCAGAGGTTTAAGGCTAGAGCCCATAGGTATTGAGCTTGTTATCTTTGCAGACAATGGCATATGGTCCGTGTCTGGCGGAGAGACGGGTGGGTTTAAGGCTACAGAACAACAGGTTAGAAAGATTACAGACATAGGGCCTATGTCTAAGGACTCTGTTGTTGTGGCTGAGAGCCAGATCTTCTACTGGAGTGACGGCGGGATATACGCACTCGGCCGTGATGAGGTAAGCGGGAGCCTTCGCCCTCAGAATATCTCTGAAAATACCATCCAAACTTTCTATCTCACCATTCCTGTAGCGGGTAGGAAGTTCTCTAGAGGATTTTACGACCAGTCTTCTAAGAAAATCTACTGGTTCTACAACGATCAATCCAGCTATGATGGAGCAGAGTGGAGATTCAGGTACAATAAGATCTTGATTCTAGATCTAACCATTGAGGGATTTTATACTTACTCTGTAAGCCTGTCTGAATCGACCCCATTTATCTCAGCGATGGTGGAGAAGAAGTCAGGCACCACTGTAGAAGGAGACGATCTTGTCTTAGATGGGGCTGATCAAGTCCTGGATGGCACGGAAGAAGTTATATCTAAGGTAGGCAGTCCTAACTATGGGGCTACATCCTTGAAGCTTGTGTGTTTTGAAGAAACTTCTACGGACACATGGCAATATTCCTTTGCTGAATTTAAGAATAGAACATTTCTAGATTGGGATAACTCTCCGTATAGTGCTTCACAAGACTACTCCTCCTTCATAGAGACTGGGGATGATGTGTTAGAAGCAGCAGGTACGGAGAAGGAAGCTTCGAGATTGCACACGTTTTTCAAGAGAACAGAGACTTCTTTCGAAACAAAGGAAGATGGAACTGTAAACTTCGACTATCCTTCTGGATGTACTGTTAGAGCTAAATGGCATTGGACAGATAGTGCATCTTCTAACAGATGGACTGAAAGGATGCAAGCTTACAAACTCCGACGCCCCTATTTTGTGGGGGAAAGCGGGGATGCTTTTGATTATGGCTTCGAAGTTATCGAATGCCTAAATCAATTGAGAGGAAAAGGTAAAGCTATTCGTCTCAGATTTGAATCAGAGTCAGGGAAAGACTTCCATCTTCTTGGATGGGTCATCCCATTTATCGGAATGACGGACACTTAAAATGACAGGTTTAGAATTTGCCTTAGTAGTGGCAGCGGTAGCGGCGGTAGGCTCTACTGTAGCCACGGTAAAATCGGCTAAGGCGCAAAACAAAGCTGCTAAAGAAGCTAACAAGGTTGAGCGTAGGATGGCTGATGTTACTGCATTGCGTGAGCGTAAGCAGGCTATCGCAGCTAGGAACGCACGTGATGCCGAGTTGGTAGCAGGCGCAGTGTCCTCTGGGGTGGATGTGAGTTCAGGTTTACAAGGGGCACGTGGGGCTCTGGGCGCGCAGACGGCATCTAACATTGGATACGCTAACTCTGCCTTCGCATCTCAGAAAGCGATAAGCGATATCCTTCTGAAGGGGCAGCTTAAGGCGCAGAAGTTCCGTAACGTAGCTGCTGGGTTTAGTACTGTCCAGAGTATTGCAGGTAACGTAGCTTCTTATAAAGCAAGTAGCGGCGGCAACAATACCACACCGAAGTTTGAAGGCTAATGGATCAAACAACAGATCAACTGTCTCAATCTTGGTACATGCAACGTGCCAAGGAAACCGAGAATGCTGCTAGTTCAGACGTTGCTGACAAGATGGCACAACTGGCTGCACTCGGCGCGGGCGTTAACCCCCAGCTGTATGATGCGGTCAAGCAAGAGTTCCAAACCAATGGCGTATCTCAAACGTACGACATGGTGCAGCAAATACTTGAGAAGCAGAGACAATTCCAACTCGCTGATCTGGCTAATGCTACGATCAAAGGTACTTCTACGTTTGAAGAAAAGCAAGGAAGGATTGATCAGCTGAGAGACCGGGCTCAGGCTAAGGCTAGCATGCGTGAGCTAGCTACCGATTCCCTGATGTATAACTCAGAACCCTTAACTGGCCTTGATCTGATCGGGGCTTCAGTGATTGAAAACCAACGGAAAGCTCTCCTCAAAGAGAAGGGTTGGGTATCTGATGAGGTTCGTAGATTAGTAAATGAGCGTGGGGCTGGACTGGATAGTAATCTTGGCAAGGCAGGTTTAGAATTTATAGTCTCTGCTTTTCTACCTGGATTCCAGCTTAGGATTGGTGAGATCCACAGACGTGTTAGCCCCGAAACTTTCTCGGGCACTGACTATCTGCTTGCCGGTAACAGCATAGAAAGCTTCCGCAAGATGTTCTTCCAACTGGAAGAGCCGAGGCAGATAGAAGTTACTAGGCTCCTGCTGCAAGAGATTAAGAATATCTCTCCGAATCTCATAGACAATAGCGTTACTGAATGGGAAGCTATTCAAGATTTCTTAGGGGGCTTAGATCCTTCTAGTCAAAATATGCCAGTAGAGAAAACTCTACTGAATATCTTTGGCGTGTTAGATGTTATCCCGTTACTAGGCACAGCCGGCAGGGTCATGTCACGCATGGCTCTTCCCAAGACTCGTATCACTCAAGATTCTGCAGCTAGCAGGCTAGCTTCTGTTGCACCCAAGGATGCAGAGACTGTGTTCAGGTCTGCCTTGGAGACAGAGAATGAACAGCTGGCTAATAGTCTGGGTGTAGATCTGTCTCAGATTGCTATCGATACTATTCTACCCAAGGCTTCCAGGGCCGACATCACTGTCAACCCCGATCTTAATTTAGATGATGCCTACGGTATTGAAGATGTACTCAACCATAATCCCCTTGGCCTTCTTCTCACAGAAGAAGAACGGCGGCTGCAGAAAGAATCTCTCAGAGAACGTATAGCTGCTACGGAAGACGCACTCGAAGCTAAGGTGGGACATGTGCATCTTAGCAAGACGACAATCGAGGATGTCGGCGGAGCGTTAGAAGCTAATTTTGTTGTGGCTGCTAATGCTTCTCAAGCATTCCCGACCTATGATCTTGCCCGTAAGTTAGGCAAAGCTTATGTAGAAGTAGCTCCAGATGAATCTAACATGAGGATTCTAAAGAGAGACTTTGAAGACGATACTTATAAAGTAGTAGATCCTAATAACAAAGAAGACATCAACTCTCCTGGTGAATTCCTAGTTCAAGTTAAAGTACGTGAGCCCTTCGATTACATCGGGGCAATTGCTAGTGGCTTCAAAGATTCAGACTTCATCGGCTATCGTGGACGCTTAGCTGCCTACATGACTAACTCTTCTGTCTTCTCGGATAGAGTTCGCCGAGCTATCAATGCGGGGACAGATCGCCAACCGGCTATCGAACGTGCACTAGGCGATATCATGCAGCCTTTCAATAAGCTTAACCGAACTAAGCAGTCTGCTGTTATGGCGGTATTGAATGAAGAAGATCAAGTTAGGAAAGAGTTCAAGAGACGGGATGTACTAACACGTCTAGGCGGAGATTACGAAGCATATCGTGGATACCTGGCCACGAGAGAAATGCTAGAGGTAGGACGTAAGATGCTTAATAGGCACATACGCCCTCGACTCCAACGTGAAGGGCAGAAAGCTCTTAGCGTTAGAGTTGTACGTCCGGGTAAGAATGGTGGCCCACCTACAGAAGAATTCGTACAGCACATGGGAAGGCCCCTAGATGAGCCTGTAAAGGGCATTACAGCGGCCTATGACCCAGTAGAGGGTAAGATCGTAAGACTCACTGACGAGGCTGTAGAGGCCCTATACGCAGAGGGTAAGAAGCTATACGAGGCTAAGACTAGATTCCGTGCTAATGGGCATAGCACAGATCATATTATCTACACCAGTCGTAAGACTATGAGGGTGTCGCCCCTTCCTTTTAACGTAGTTAAGAAGATACCCGGTTATCTCCCCCGTGCCTATGATGCAGCCTACATTGTAGGTACTGAAGGCAGAGGAATGCATAACTTTACCCGTGAGCCAGAAGGATACTTCTCTCCGGTATCTCTGTTTGCTAACAGAGGGGAAGCTGAGGCTGAGGCTGAGCTTAGAAATCTGAACGCTAGGTTAGATGCAGAAGTTGCAGGTAATGATGCTCCAGGTGATATCTATAAGATCAAAGCTTCTAGGGAATTAGAACGTCTTGATCCAGGTAAGCAGCTGTTAGATAGATCTTCTATCGAGTATCTGGTTGAATCAGGCCAGCTGTTCTTCTCTCCTCGAGGGGAAGAGCTTAAACCTCTGCAAGAGACTGTATTAGGAAGCCGGTCACTTAAGGGTGTTGCTGATTCTCTCGATGCAGCTCGGGCTACGATGGCTCGTCACCTTAGCGTTGATCCCCTGGTAGAGAATCTCTATGAGAGACTGAATAGAACTTATGGTCAAGACTTCGGGATTGGCGGTAAGGTTCCATTGAGGGGTACGTTACCTAAGAATAAGGTGACTACTGATGCACATCAAGAAGATAGGTATCGTCAAGCTGTAGCAATGCGTGATAGGATTGCTATGATTGCAGGTATCGACGAAGGTACGTTACAACGTAACTACTCTAACGTCATGATCAAATTGGCAGATGCATTGTCAGAGCCTGAGTACGGTGGGCTGCGTAACAAGGCAGCTAGTTCAGTTCTCAGGGCTGCAGGTAATGATCCGACTGCATTAGCTAAGAAGGCAGCATTCTTAAAGTTCATCATCTTAAATCCTATCAGACAAGCTCTGCTCCAATCTCAACAGCTCACTGTCTATGCAGGCTTGGACAAAACTCTGCCTTACATGTTTGGCGGTGGATTCGTAAGGGACTACGCACAGCTAGCAGCCGGACTGGTCACGAGATGGCAGCCTGATTTGTGGCTGGCTACTCGTAAGAATATAGCTAATGCTAGAGGGATTACAGAGCAAGAGGTTCAATTGTCTATTGATGCATTCCGAAAAAGCGGAATGATTCAAGGCATTGACTCCCATGATTTCTTAACAGCCTTTGCTAATGATCCTAGACGTATTGATAGAAGTAATTCCGCTGCTTGGGACGGTATGAAGAAAGGCTTCATGAATACTGTCCGCATCTCTCGTCGCTTAGGTTTTGACTTTGGTGAAATCACCCAATTGATGGGGGCATTCCTAGTATCCAAGAATCGTTGGATGAAGAATAATCCCAAGCTTGCTGACAAGTGGGCGGACGATATTAACCTGGCTAATATTACTGCAGATGCTAGAGAAATCTCTCTTTCTATGAACAGAGGGGATGCATCCAGATTCCAACGTGGTGGCATGGGACTGATGTTCCAGTTTATGAGCCACACTACTAAGTCTCTTCAGATGTTGTTCCCGACGGGGACTAGGTTCGGTAGCAAGTGGCTCAACAATAGAGAGAAAGCGCGCATTGCTCTGCTTCAATCTTTAGTATACGGGCCTATTGGTGCATTCGGAATCAACCGTACGTACGAAGCTATGGTTGCCCAAGCTGGGATTGAGGTCCCGCCTGAAGCTACTAAGATTGTAGAAGAGGGCATGGCTGGCTATTCAATCAACATGTTGGCTGCAGCCTTAGATGAAGAAGGGGAATTGCAATCCGACATCGAGTTCTCTCAAAGCTTCTCCCCATTTGCAGGTACGGGCGGCGGTTTCGCTGCGGTACTGGAAGCTGGGTCTAAGCTGGGTAGAAGTATTGGCTTAGATCTTATGGATATCCCAATCCCTGAGTCTGGTACGTTCGCTATCCGAGCTTCCAATCCTGTCACTAAGATTCTAGAAGCTCTGACACTCACAAAGCCAGATGCTTTTGAGTTCTTCTTCGGGGCTGCTGGCAGTGCATCGACGGAAGTATTAGATCGTATCAAGCAAGCAGCCTTTATCTTAGGGGAAGGTGCTAGGGGGGAGCTGCCGGAAGATGCTAATGCCTATGCCTTAGCTCTGGATGAGATGCTTAAGGTCTTGCCGATCTATAGCGCAAACATCAGCGCTATTGCAGCTGACAAACATGGTTCCTTTGTGGATGGTAAGGGCAGAATAACTACCGAAGCTAGCCACGGAGAGATCTACGCTCGTTCCTGGTTAGGTTTGCGTAGCAGGAGAGAGACCCAGCAGTCAGAATTCAACAGACAATTCACTCCTCCTCTTATCCACACAGTTGAAGGGATGAAATCTTCTCTGGAACAAGCAGCCCGTACCATGTACGATCGTAACATGAGACTTGTTCGTCAACTTAATGACGGAGAGATCGATATAGATTTGTTCTTTAAGTTGACGTATAGGGAAATGCAGGCTCTCAGAGACTCAGTTTACCCTGAGCAGTGGATGTACATGATGACATCCATGAGAAGTCGTATCCTCTCTGATTTAAGTTCGGATGGACAAACTCCGAAGATGATTAAAGCTCTTGAATCCGCCCTCGGGTCAGGAGTTATTGACCCCGGCTCTTCTGCGGTGACGCGGGTTAAAAATATGGCCCCATTCACTGGCCAAGCAGAGCTTATTAAAATAATGGAAACTCTTTTCAATGCGAGACGTGAACAGTAATGGTTAGTTTAGTAACACAAAAGCCTGATGTAGGGGCCCCAAACGTCTCTACCCCCAATCTGGTGGATGAAACAGCCACTGTAAGAGGCCTTGATAATCTCGGGGAAACGTACGGGCGAGCCGTATCCGGTAGAAACCGTGCCGAAGCAAACATGGAGGCCGCTAAAGCGGAAGCTGCGGGTATATCCATCGCTGAAAATCAACCGATCGGCACTAACCAGTCTGCATTTGATGTACTGAAGGAAGAATTCGGAGAGCCTACATTAACAGAGATGGGATTCTTTGTTAAGAGGGATGCCGCTGTTGAAGTAGGTCGCTTAGATGCGGCTGAAAGGCAGGGTACTCTGTCTAATCTGAACGATCTCCGTAGAAATATCCTAATGCGACAGGCTATCGCACGTAATCCTTTCTTTGCTAGAGAATTGTACGCTCAGTACAAGGAAGCAGATGGGAAAACCACGAATGCTTTAAATCTTCTGACCGAACAAACTGAAACTAAGATTGCTGAAGCTCAACGTGATGCTGAACTCAAGGTTATCCAAGAATTTGACATCAACACAGGCGATCCTCTTACGGATAGGCTCCGGGCTAGAAGCATAATGTCTCAACAGGCTTATCTTAAAACGATAACCTTAGGTAATGAGATAGGTCAGCAGGAATTTACTAGAGAGACACAAGATGCTAGCTTAGGTGCTAAGTTTAGGGAAGAACAAGCTCTCTATTTGTGGCGTGAGACGAGTGGTATTCAGTTAAACCTAGCAACGCAGAAGATGGCGAGTGTTATAGACAGAGCTTTGGCGGATGCCCAAGCTAACGGAACCCCACTTGATATTACCGCTTTCCGAAATGATATGGCCAACGCTCAAGTCAGTATTGCTACTAACTTGGCAGCCAAGAATGGTATAGACGTAGCCACTGTACAAGCAGCTCTGAATCCGTACATGGAATTGTTGACATCCAGGATGGATGCTACTGCATTAGGAAGTGATCTTAAGGATCAAGCTGCTATGTTAGAAGCTCAATCGAATATGATTCAGTATTCGAATGATATTCTAACACGCAGAGACATGAGCGAGCTCCTTAAGATTCCAGGTGCCCCAAGAGCTATCAATTGGATCAAGATTACTAAGGGTATGGATCCCCTTATGTCTGCTCGAATTGAAAGCAGACTTGCTAATGAAGGTATTAAGTTAGACGTAGAAGAATTTCTTATCCGAGCTATGTCACCTGGCTTCGTTGAAGTACAGAAAGGTAAGAGCTTCAAGGATACTGCTATTGAGATGGGTTATACGCCTGAAAAAGCGGAGAAGATCGCTTCAACTTCTTTAGCTAACTTGAATGATATGCTGTCCGTCATACCCACTGAAGGATTAGAGGGCATATCGGGATCCACCACTTCTTTTAACGGGCAACCAGTATCTAATCTCTCCGATCTTACAATTAAGATCATGAAAGCTGTGAACTCTGAAGACCAAGAAGATCTAACCCCTGAGTATTACAATGAGATTGCCAGGTTCTTTGGTAATCCTAATGTGGCTAACCAAGTTATTGGCGCCATTGCAGTCATTGATCGCAAGGCAGCAGATAATCTAGTTGGAGGGATGCAGCGTAACTACGAACACTTACTCAGGAATCTTCAGGAAGATTCATCTAACATCATTATGGTTAGGAATGTAGGGGCAGCTCGTACATCTGATTATAGGGTAGTAGATGCTAACCCTAAGATACTTGGCAGCTTGTTTGGTATCAACATTACCAGCGGATTACCGGGTACAGCTGAACGTCTTAGGGCAGATAGTAACAACATCTCGGCTGCAGAGTTCTTGGAGACTGATGTAGATGAGAATGGAAACATTTCGTTTAAGCCTATTGCTGAATATGCTGACAGAGCAGTTGCTATCCAAGCAGGTAGGGATCTTACAATGGCGTATAGTAAAACGTATGGCCACCTTGTTCGGGGTTTCGCGCACATCGTAGAAGGTAGCACGGACTACCAAGGTGCAGGGCTTAATATGATGGCAGCTGGAGGGTTCAAGCCTACCCCTGCTACTAAAGAGCAGCGTCAAGCAGCAGCTACAGCTAGAGCTGAGGCAGTTAGGCAGAATATGAGAGAAGAACTTCGGGCTGCACACCCTGACTGGAATGATAAAGATATAGAAGATGTGCTTGGGGGCGATTAATAATGCCATTCGGAACTAGACAAGCAGCTAAGGGTATAGAGGCCATCACCGAGGCAAGGAGCAAGCTTGTTGGCGGTGTGTCTGAACAATCTTTAGACGAAGCTGATCGTATCTTAGCTGATAAGATAGCTCAAAGAGAGCAGATTAAGATACGAGAGAAGGCTAAGATGGAAGAGAAGGCTGCTGTACCTGCAGAGGAAGCTCCTAGTCTGACGCCATTAGAAGATGGAGTCTACCGTGATGATGCAGGTAAGACCTTCATTGTAGAGAATGGTAAGATTCGTTCCACTGCCCCCACCCAAGAAGAGATATCTGCTCAGGTTAGTGCTAGTGCACGTGAGGTAGCAACCGGTCCTGCATCGGTGGATCCTAACATCCCGACCCAACAGCTTCAGCAAAGATCTGAGATAGGGGCGTTAGGAAAACCGGACACTTCCCAGTCTTCGTCAGTTGAGGCCGTCTATGGCAGGGATGAGTCTGGAAATATTTTTTTCTTAGAGGGCGATGAAAAGATCTCGTCAAAAGATAAAATATTTTATCACTCAACTACAGCAGATTTTGAAAATTTTGAAATAAAAGATTCACCTACCTTTGATTACGGAGATGGAGAAAGTGCTGGAGGTATTTTCTTCAGTCCAGATCCTTCGGGCGGGGAGTATGTTCTAGATAATGGGAGAGGTAGATTTTTAGAAGGCTCTAACACTCGCCCAGTAAAGTTAGATCTAGGGGATAGGCCCGTAATACTTAGTGATTTATACCCCGACCTTATGGTAAAATCCTTAGAATATCAAGCCAAGATTTTGAAAACATTAGCGAGAGATGGAGCCACTTCTGCGATCTTTCCAAACGGAGAAGTAGTAGTATTCTCTCCTGAACAAATAACTTCTGCGATCAAATGATACAAGGTAACTTAAAAAAAGTAGGTCCATTACCTAGGATACCAGGTCCTCCTGGTCCTATAGGTCCCCAAGGTATCCCAGGTCCGGCAGGTCCTAAGGGAGACATAGGTCCTGTAGGTCCAACAGGTCCGCAGGGTCCTGAGGGTAAGCAAGGGCCGGCTGGTCCCCTAGGCCCACAAGGCCTGTCCGGTCCCATAGGTGCGCTCCCCCGCCATAAGTGGGAGGGGACCAGCCTTTCTTTTGAAATAGCTCCTGATCAATGGGCAGATCCTGTTGATCTTAAAGGAGAGCCGGGCAGGGATGGGACTTCCAACGCAATTGGAGGATCCGTCTTAAAGCCAGTTAGGCAGATCACTGTTGAAGGATTCGACTTTAAGATTAAACCTAGCTGGCTACTGCCGGGCATTAATATCATACGTGTTACTGACACCTCTAGTCCTGTAACTGTACGTATTCCACAATATGTAGACCAACACACTCTGATCTACATCAACGATGAGTCTGGTAACGCCGACTCTAACAACATTACAATCACTACACTAGCGAGTTAAATATGGCGCAAGGTGCAATTACTATCTTCAACCAGTTTAAGGAAGATCTCGGCGATTCGATCCACGACTTCATCGGTACGCCGAACACTATTAAACTGGCATTCACTAGCACGGCCGTAGGGTCCTTGGCTGCAAGCGATCCAGCGCCCCACTTTGGTGGCACAGGCACTACTGACCTATCATCCACTCAAGTTACAGGTGGTGACATTTCTGCAGGCGGCAAGAGTCTGTCCACTATTACGTGGTCCGAGACTTCTGGCACTGTGACCTTCAACTGTGATGATGTGTCGGTGGCAGTCAATGCTTCTAACCCTATCACAGCTAAGACAGCCATCATCTACAATGATACAGACACTAACAAGCGGGCAATCGGATTCATGGATCTCACTGCCGATGGTACCACAGCTGTAGACCTTACCAATGGTGCTACCATTGCATTCTCTTCGGGCATCCTGACCTACTAAGATGGCAGATTACACCATAATTGTTATGGCTGTAACCCCTGATCATGAGCTGCCTCCTGAGAAGGAGGCTGGCAGATGGAGGGAGGGTGAATTCGTAGATGTTATGCCGTATACGGGCACAGCTGCGTCTCATCCTAGATTTGTTAATCTGCATCTTAGAAACTGCCCTCTCTCCTTGGCTCAACTAAAAGAAAAGCTTCTCCAATCCTCGGAAGATTCACATGGAAATCCTATGGCTAGGAGAAAGCTGACTCTTAATCCAACTAGGGTACAGCCTTCTAGAATAGCTGAAGGAAGGGGGAATAAGAGTTTAGATTCACAGTGGTCTGTGTTCGTACGAGCATTGGGTCGGAGAGATCATGCATCGGATAGGTCTGTTCTAGCTGATGTAGCTGAGAAAGATTTGCTGTGACAACAACAACTTACTATGTAGACACAGCTAGTTCAGGCGGTGACGGTACTACTAGGAATCACTCCGGCAGTACAGCTGCGTTCGCTACTCTTGTAGCTGCTGAGGCAGCGTTACAGAGTACCATTAACGTTGGTGATGAGATTATCATCAAGTGTGCAGGCTCGACAGCTGAGACAGCGGGTACTGTGATCTCCGGTTGGACTATTAATGGCGCCCTTACCGTCATGGCTGACGATGCAGCCACGGATAATGATGGCTTTTACGACGGTGATTTAGCGTGGTCTACTAGTCACTGGCGGGTTGATACCAGTACGAGTTTCGCGGGAATCAGCATCAATGAAGCAAACGTCACCCTAGATGGTCTTCAGTTACGTACGACGCGTGCAGG